CTCGTCGGTCAATGTGAGTTTCCCCACTATCAGTCTGTAGTTCTATCCACCAATCACTCATACCCATTCCTCGCTCTCATCTTCTGTTCCCATCTTTTCGCTTATTAACTTTTCCGCTTTCAAATGGTCTTGAGTAATGTTCAATATATTATTGTAAGCCTCATCTAATTCCATTCGCACATTTACTGATGCAACATAGTTTATTCCTTCCTCATCCTTCCAAGTGATTACAAAAGGCCCGAAGGCGGGCATATCTGCACATATATGGAATAGGTGCTTACCTAATGGGTCATCATGGCTACTTAACCGTCTTACCAAACCCAAATTATAGAGAGTCATACCCATAGTTATGCCTCGTTTGATGCTTGGAAAATGAAGTCACCGTCACCAAGAGTGATAAGCATAGGATAGCCCATACCTACATGGGTAAAATCCCACACACCGATATTAACATCGCTGTTAAGATGATGGAAAATGTATTCAAGACCACCATTGTAGGTCGCCTTTATGTCCGGTGCATCGTGTTCGGGTAAATCCACATAGGAATGAACAATGTTGTTCATCTGAGTAGTAGTTTTACCCTTCAATTCATCACCTACTGTGATGGTTAGTTCTCCACCTGTATACTCCATAGTGTATTTGTTGAACTTTTGCCCATTCATAGAGTCACACCGGAATGCTTCGTAAAGAGTGGTGGTGCTAATATCTGAAAGACACACGACCACATCTAAACATTGTCCGTCGTTGGTGTTATACTGCATATTATCTGCATCTATTTTTTCCGCAAGACTATGTGACTTTTCAGTCCAAATTGCTATAGTTTCGGGTGTGTGAGGAAATGCTCTCGCCTCCTTATTCGCGGCAAGCGTTGTCTGCTTACCACTTGACTTGAACTTAACCTTATCTTCGCTTGGTGTGAGGCGTAGTGCGCCTCCGTGATACTTGAGAACTCCAAGAGCAGCCTCAATATCTGTAAGCACGAACTCCCCTTCGCCGCTACAGGGTATAGAGAGTCGCATAAGGGAGGTCACGCCATCCTTTACTCGCGTGCAACCAACAAGTCTGCTTCCTTCTGTCTTCAAAGACAGGGAATGAACCTGTGTAATACTTTTACCGTCAATAGTCTGCTTCCGTTGCATTAACGAAAGTAGCCACTTGAGGGATTCAGTTTCAACAACAATAGACATGAGTATTACTCCTTCATCCACTCAAGGCCGATGAAGTCGAACTTACCCTTTGAAATGCGGGCAATATCATAGGTTGAACCAACCTTTTCAATGTGGTCGCCCTTCATCTCCTCTACCTTACCACGAACAACCCATTCGTCATCCTTGAGGTTTCTGTCGCCTTCGACACCTGCGGCTAAGTCAGCCTTTTTCATGTGTCGAGATAGGAATATCTGTTGAGAGAACTTTCTCATAGTTCCCTTATCCCACTCCGGCCTATGGCCGACAGTCATAAGAATCTTCTTACCTGTTCCGTCATCCATATACTGTGATACGGGCTTTAGGTGGAAGATGAAATACACTTTGGGAACATTGAGGCTGTGTAGTCGTGTTAGGATATTACGATAAAGCCTGTTACGCTCGCGCCATTCCTTCTGATTGAAAGTATCGCTTTCTTCCTCAATGACTCCCCGCGCAAGTAGTGAAGCACGCATAGCGTGTTCGCACCACTTTAGGAAAGTAGAGCCGCCATCAAAGATTACACCACCAACGGAGTCGGGGTCAGCCTTGACCTTCTCAGCAAGGATATTCACATAGTATGCGGTCTTATCAAGAAGTGCTTTGTAATCTACATTGTTATCCTCATCAAAGATGGAGTCATCTGTTTCATCTTGTAGTGGAAGAACAACAACATTCTCATTGTTAGGGTAGATGTGGTCTATGGTTGGCTTCGCGGAGTTGTCTATATCAAAAACAAACACCTTCTTACCAGCACTAATTTCAGGCTCAAGGAACGAAAGAGCAAGCCCTGTCTTGAGGGTGTTCTCATGTCCTACGAGCGCACATCTATGCGTGATAGTGTTCGTGCGGTTGTTCTCAAATAAGTTCCTATAGTATGCTTCATCAAATTGCATCTTAGGTTCTACGGTCTTAGGCTTGGCCTTCTGTTCAGGTGCTTGCGTTCCCCAACTCATATTATTCCCTCTTTCTATTACACATATAAACTATTGCTCAGGTGCTATGATTGCGGCATCGGTCATCAAAACCAACGCAGCGATAGACACCGCGCTTTCAAGACTGTTCAAGACAACCTGCATAGGGTCAAGCACGCCATCTTCAAGAGCGCATCGGTATTCGCCTGTCTTACCACAGACATACCCTGTGTTAAAGAAGTCATCTTCATCTAAGTCGCCAATATCTCCATACTTAAACTGAATACTTTTACCAGCATTTTCTACGATAGTTTCAAGTGGAGTAGTAAGACCTTTGTAGAATAAGTCGCTGATTATGTTATCCTCATTCTCAGGAGTAATGTCCTGTAGGTATTCTGTGGCGCGGAAAAGTTCTGCGCCACCGCCGATGACTACACCGGAGTCAAGAGCGAGTTTGCACGCATTTACTGCGTCATCTACCCGCTCCTTCCTTTCTACCTGCTCTACTTCGGAAGCACCTCCAACATAAATGGTGGAGATACCTGTTGTTAGTCGTGAGTAGCGATTATGATACTGTTCCTTCAACCAATCATTAGTTTCGTTGTTAGCCATATCTTTTAGATGCTCTAAGTGGTATATGTTCGCGTTTTCTTTTAGCGTAAGAGTGGTAGTAGTCTGACTTGATATAAACTTCTCACAAGAACCCAAATCATCATTACTTACATTTACCATACTCTCATTGAGAGATACCTTGAATAATTTTGAGCCAACGGCGGCTGAAATATCTTCAAGCCATGCCTGTTGTTGTTGAGGCATTCCCGAAGGCTTTACCATACAGACAGACACTTTACCCTGCACTATATTTACCAAAAGATTCTGCAACATTATAGCGTTGAAATCTGAACAGAATATAACCAATGGTTTATTCTCCTTTACTGCTATTTCAAGCACAGGAACTAAAGCATTGAAGGTGGATATCTTTTCAGTAGTAGTGAGAACTAATGCGTTATCAAACTCACACTTGCCGCGTGGCGAGTTAGCCATAAGAGCGTGAGTATAACCAGCATTTATTTCAATACCGTTTGAGTCGCGCACATAGGTTTCACCTGTTAGCGACTTCTCAATAGTGATGCCGCCATCCTTACCAGCATTCTTCACTACACCTGCTATCATATCACCGAGTTCTCTATCATTGTTAGCCGCTATTGTAGCAACAGCCGTTAGGTCAAAGTCCTCTATTACTGTATTATGAAGATAAGTTTCTGTTTTTTCTAACAAATCCTTGAACATATCCCTAATACGGAGAGGCGATACCCCCTCCTCCATCAAAGAAAGCGAACCATTACATAGCGTCTGTGCTATGAGAGTTGCGCTCGTTGTTCCGTCGCCGGACTTCTCCTGTGCTTCGGAAGCGACTTCTTTTAGAAGGTCTATTCCCATCTGCACATACGGGTCGTTATCATGCACAGCGCGTGCGATAGTCACACCGTCATTGAGAATGACGGGCATACCCATAGGATTCTGAATGATTACTGTTCGGGCTTGCGGGCCGAAGGTTCCCTTCACCGCATTAGCGACTTTATTCACACCGACAAGTAGTTTTGAGCGGGCCTCCGCTCCTGTTATTAGTGTGTTCATAGTTCTACTTCCATAATAGCAAGTGGTTCTTCGTGCATTTCAATGTAGTCCGGCTCGTCATCACCAAGAGATGTAGCACATATCTTACTGTAATGAACAGCGCAAGGTGAGTTCGGGTTGGAAGGCTCTATGTGAGTCAGTTCTGCGTCGTCACTTAGGACAACAACTTCGCCACACTCAATATCTACAGGAACAAACCCGCCGACACTCGCTACAATGTAATGAGCGTCGAGGATAAGTCCTGAGTTACTTTTAACTTCATCTTTCGCAAGAATGATGAAGTCGCCTAAAGCCTTCCAAGCCCTACTCACGCTTCCCACCCGTCGCTGCTATCACCAAAGTCAGGCTCAACCAGCGCGGCTATCTCATCGAAGGCCCACCAGCCATTGACGCTCAGGCGGTCTTCGCCCTCACGACTGCGCCATGCTTGGCCTAAGATTAGTAGTTTGGTTCCAACACCGAATGAAGGAACATCATCGCAATATACATCTATGGTTCCAGCCATTGACTCTATAGCGGTGTCGCCACAGACAAGGATTGAACCGCCCTTTTCGCGTGGGTCAATGTGGATTACTTCAACTACAGTAGCGCAGTTTCTATCCCACCATCCGGCTGTGCCGTTGTGTGTGTCGTAGTATTGACCGATAGCCGCCAAGTCAGGTAGCATATTCTCGTCACCAATGATAGCAGGTAGCATATCAAGTGGAGAGCCACTAAAGATAGACGATAGTGTTTCATCTACAGTATGAACTGATACATCTGCATTGAGGTAGCATCGGTTATTCTTACCTGTCTTCATTGGTATGGTTAGTGGTATGAAGGTAGGGAACTTTCGGTCAGCCGCCTTTCCATTACCGCTTACATTGAATACCTGTGGTTGCCCATCAGTTCCCTGTGGGCGACCAAAGAACAGACTTGAACGCTCGCGCTCATCCTGTGGTCGTGGAGCGCCATACTTGAAGTTAGCATCTCCACTTGGGAAGGTCGCGTTAGTCTTATCCCACACAACATAGAAGTGTGTGTTAGCATCTAACTGCATTGTGTGCTTTGGTAGCGATGATACATCGGATTCTGCACCGAAGCCGAACTTTTCATCAGCAAGGCGCGTGTATGTTCCATCGTTGTTGTTCTCAAACAGCACTACTGCGCCGCTATCAACAAGGGTCTGACGAACTTCGGCAGACGCATTTAGCATTTGATTCTTCATCTTGTTGTAGAGTATCTTACCCCACTCCTTCGGGCGTGGAACAGACAGGAACATACCCTCGTATGTATCAGCACCTGCTCGGCGCATTCGGGCATTCTCGCTCGTAATGTTTCTTCCTGCTACTCTCAACGCGAGAATAAAGCAGTCCTCATCGGAGCGACCCGCATTCTTCCATGCGGGGCCTTGTTCTGCGAGGACAGTATCTGCCCTCTCTCGCACCGCTTCCGGCGCGACATTCAATGTCTTGGCTATATTGTTCAGCATTTCGTCACTCATGGTTTATTCACCTTTCTAATTTCTCCGTCGTTGCATTACACATATAAACTATACCATCAGCATTCTCACGAAGTTAGCCCAAACAATATCTTCATCAACACCGTTTAGGATATCGCGCTCGGCTGTGATTGCAGCATCAACGACTTGGAGTTTCTTGTTATCTGAAAGTGGTGCTTTAGTTCCTGCTACGCCTTCCTCAAACACGGAGCGCACCGCAGACCGAGCATCATAAGCGTCGCACAACATAATGTTAGCATAAAGTAAGTCCTTCTCCACCATACACACCTTGAGGAAGGTATAGGCATCAAAGTCATGTTCAGTAAGACTGAGTATGAACTGAGATGCTTGGTGGGCTTCATCGAAGGTAGCAAAGGCTTGAAGTGCATTGATAGCATTTCTTAAGTCGCCTTCGTGTGCATCACAGATAACACCTAACTGACTCTCGGTGATAGTAACCCCCTCAACACCACAGATATATTGTAGTCGCTCCATCATTGGCTCTCTACCTATTGGTCTGAACTCTATGGTTAGGCAGCGAGATTGAATCCACTTGCTAACCTTCCCGATATCATTACAGGTGAGGATGAAGAAGCCCTGTGCGTTTTCAATGACTCCCTTC